GTCTTCGCCTGCGCGGCCTCGCGGGCCTGCAGCGAAGCCTCCCGGGCGGCGAGGTCCGTCGCCCCGGCGCCCGCCGCTTCGGCCGCGGCCAGGATCTCCGCCTCGGTGGCGGATGCGGAAAGGTTGAGGGCCTTCCGCAGTTTCTCGAGGACCATGTCGGCCTCCGTTTCTGTTTCCGGTTGTGCTGGGGTCTCTGGGGCGGCGAAGGCCTCGGCCTCCTCCATGTCGTCGGCGGCGCGCATCAGCTCGTCGATCCGCCAGGACGGGATCCGCTCGTCGGCCGCCTCGATGCCCTTCTCGGCGATGATGTCCTCGCGCAGACCGCGCGCGATGTCGGCCATCATCCGGATCGCCCACTTGAGCGGCTGCGGCATGGCCAGCGCGCCGTCGTCGCCGGCCGAAAACTGGATCACCGCGTCGGGCTCGGCCGAGAACTGCGTCGGCGCGAGCCCCGGCACCGCCGGCGCGCGGCCGCCGAGGAAGCCGACATGGCGCAGCGCGCCGCCCTTGATGGCGACCGAGCGGCCGGCGTAGCGCCCGGCCTCGACCGCCTCGCGGAAGGCCGGCGCGATGTCGCGGAGCTTCGCCTGGAGGCGGTCGCCGGTGCGGCGAAGCCCGTCCACCCAACCGTAGGCCGGCGCGTCCGTCGCGGGATGGCCGACCACCACCGGCACGGGATCGTGGCTCGCCTGGGCGGCGACGTAGCCGTCCAGCATCGCCTCGGTCACCTCGACGTCCCGGCCCGCGTTGTCGCGCCAGGTGCCGGTCCGGCAGACGTCGATCCATCCGTCGAGTGCGCTCATGGGCGCCAGTATCGCGCCCCGCCGAATCCGGCGTCAGGGGAACATGTTCCCCTGAAAACCGGCCCGCGATTCTGCTTCAATGAAGCGGATTCCCCGCTTCGGTACAGGCCGGGCGGGGGCCGGGACGTTGCCGCGTCCCGAGCCGGGAGCCGGAACTCCCACGACCGAAACCGGCCACGTCGCGGCCGTCCCGCCACCCTCGCAAGGGCGGGAGCAGTATCGTGGGAGTCCCCGCCCTGTCACCCGCAAGTGAGCACCCGGAGCCGCTCCGGGACGTCGAGCCCGCCGAGCCGATCGCGCCGTGGCTGGGCGGCAAGCGAAACCTCTGGCGCCGCGTCGTCGAACGGATCGAGGCGATCCCGCACGACTGCTACGCCGAGCCCTTCTGCGGCATGGCCGGCGTCTTCCTGCGGCGCGCCCGCCAGCCCAAGACCGAGATCCTGAACGACATAAACGGCGAGATCGTCAACCTCTACCGGGTGGTGCGCGAGCACCCGGGCGAGCTCGCCAGGCAGTTCGATTGGGCGCTGGCCTCGCGGGGCGAGTTCGCGCGACTCCTGGATACCCCGCCGGCGACGCTGACCGAAATCCAGCGCGCCGCCGGCTTCGCCTTCCTCCAGAACCTCCGCTTCGGCGGCAAGTCGTCCGGCACCAGCACGAATTTCGGGGTGCACTACCCGAACCGGATGCGGGCCGAGCGGATGCAGAGCCGGATCGCGGCCGCGCACCGCCGCCTCCAGGGCGTCCATATCGACTGCCTCGACTGGCAGGTCTTCATCCGGCGCTACGACCGTGCCTTCACGCTGTTCTACGTCGACCCGCCCTATTACGGGCACGAGACCGATTACGGGAAGGGCCTGTTTGCGCGCGAGGATTTCGCCCGCATGGCGGAGCTCCTGCGCGGGCTGAAGGGCCGGTTCATCCTGTCGCTCAACGACCGGCCCGAGGTGCGAGAGATCTTCGAGGGCTTCGCGTTCGAGGAGGTGCGGACCAGCTATTCCGCCAACGCCAGGAGCGAGAACCGCAGCGCCGCCGAGCTGCTGATCTCGAATTCCCGATAGGCCGCTACAGCTTGCGCCGCAGGTAATCCCCGACGAGGGCGGAGATCTCGGCGGTGTCGGCGTCCGACAGGCCGAGGAACTCGCGTGCCGGGATGTCGCCCCACGGGATCGGCGAGCCCCGCGCCGTCCGGCCGAACGCGCCCTTCTTCGCCCCGAACTGGTGCGTCGCGGCGTAGACCAGCGGGCTCCCGACCAGGACCTCCGTCGGTCCGGCCCGGTAGGCGATCAGGTTGGCGAGATTGCCGGACTCGGTCAGGATGCGATCCTTGTTCCGGCGCTTGCGGCGGCGCGTCGTTTCGGAAAGCGGCTGCCACGGCGCGCCGTCCGGCGCGCGCTCGTCGGCGAAGCGGTCCTTGGTGACGCGGACCAGGTACTCGCCGATGTCGCGCATCAGCGGCGTCAGGTCGCGGCCCGCGGCGGCCAGCGCGCCGAGCCGCCGCCCGGCCTCCTCGATGCCGACGACGTCGACCGTAATCCTCGCCATCTCTATTCCCCGCCCAGCGACTGCCCAGGCGCGTAGGCCCAGCCGGGGTCGATCCCCTCCGGCACCTCCACCGTCCTGGGGCTCGGCCCCCGGACGCCCACGGTGACCGTCCGCATCTTCAGCGGCGGCGCGGTGTCCGGCCCGTCCTTGCCGAGCCGCGCCAGGTCGCGCTCGTTGAGCGCCTCGATGTAGCACTTGCAGCCCCAGCCGTTGGGCGGCGCGTGGGTGTCCCACCACGGATCGTCGTGGCGCAGCACCATCCCGTCCCAGGCGAGATGTTGCGGGCGCGGGTGCTCGGAGGCGTGGCTGTGGCGGTAGCGCCAGTAGGGGCGGACGTCGGCGATCTCCTTCATCTGCCGCCAGCGCCCGGCCGCATACGAGGTCCGGAGGTTGGTCTCGTAGATGACCCGCGTGCGCCAGGTCCGCCCGCCCTTGTAGGACCAGCCGTGTTTCGCCACGATCGCGTCGAATTCCTCCCGGAAGGTGCGGAGCGTGGTGCCCTCGGCGATCGCGGAATCGACCGCCGCGCGGAGATCCTCGACCAGGTCCTCGTGCGCGGCGCCGGCGACGACGAAGGCGCGGTCGTGCTCGGCCTGCCAGATATCGGTCCAGGCTTGCGTGGTCAGGGAGAGCTTCGAGCGGAAGAATTCGACCTGCTCGAGGAATGGCAGTCGGGCCCATTCGAGCGCCGGCGAGGCGAGCTCGACCGGCGCTTCCTGGACGTCGTAGCGCCCGGCGAGCTCGGCCGCCGCCAGCGCCGGGCCGAGCGCCTCGGCGAAGGCGGCGGGCGGCACGCCGCCGAGCCGGCCGCGGTAATCCTCCAGGGTCTCGTCGGGGCGGGGGTGCAGCGCCTCCCACCAGGCGTCGATCAGGGGGCCGAGCTCGCGCTCGGCGCGCGCGGTCAGCGGCGCGACCGGATCCTCGAAGGGCTCCTCGTCCGCAAGCGCGCTGCCCCGATCGCCGCCGGCGTCACGCGACCCGCCGGCGGCCGCGGAGGGGGGCCGGTCGCCAGATCGGCCTCCTCTTCCTCGTCGTCTTCCTCGTCCGGCCCGGGCTCCGATCCGGGATCGAGCGGCTCGGGCATGGGCTTCTCTTCCCACTCGCCGCCATAGACGTCGACCACGTGCGCCTCGGTCGGGCGCAGCCCCGTGGTCTCGGAGATCGTCTTCTCCCGCTTGGCGCGGGCGTCGAGGTCCTCGGGCGGATCGGCGTCGTGGCGGATCCGGGGGATCGCCGCGCCGGGGAAGTTCCACATCGTCAGCCAGCGCGCGATCGTGCCGTTGAGCGTCGCGTCCAGGAGGCGCGCGTCCGCCGCGACCGTCTCGTCGCGGACGTCCTTCTGCACTTCCGCCGTGCCGCGCCACGGCCCCTGGTCCGTGGTCGAGGACTGGCCGAGGATGGTGGTGGTGATGGTGCGGTCGAGATACTCGACGAACGCCGAGAAATCCCCTCCGCCCGAGCCGCCGGAGCCCGATCCCTGGGCCGCCTTCAGCAGCTCGATCTTCTGCCCCTCCTCCAGCGCCACGCCGACGCCGGTCGCGAGCGCGTTCACCAGGGAGAGCATCTTCTCCTTCTCGCCCGCGCCGGCGTTCTTGGGATAGGTCCCGATCGCGGTCGGCGCGCCGAACTTCTCCAGCGCGACCGACCAGAACTGCAGGCCGTGGCGCTTGAGCCAGACCGGCCAGTAGCACCAGCGCGCGAGGCCCGGCGTCCAGGGCAAATCGTCATGCTCGCCCGGGCGGCAGAGGACGACGAATTTGCCGGCCGGCACCGGCTCGCCGTCCGGCTTCGACCAGGTGCGCAGCAGCAGCTCGCCCTTCGGCGACCACCAGAAGCGGTCGAGCGAGCGCACGCGCACGTCCGCGAGCTCGACGCGCCCGGCGCCCGGCTTGTAGATCGCCTCGCCCACCGCCCAGCCGTACCAGACGCCGAACAGCAGCTGGCGCGATATCCGGTCGAACTCGATGCCGTCGAGCTGGTCCCGCAGATCCTCGGCGGCCTGGCGGTCGAGCGCGCTCTCGCCGCCCGGCTCGACCTCCCACGGCACCGAGATCGCCGCGTTGAGCCGCTGGTCGAGCGCGGCCGAGCAGCGCTCGTCGCGCAGGATCGAGCGGTAGAGCTGGATCGCCGCGGTCTCGTCCGAGTGATCGATCGCGTAGCGCGCCTCGGCCGTCGGGTGCAGCGGCAGCTCGCCGATATAGGGCGCGAGCAGGTTGCCGATGGCCGACCCCGCGATCTCGCCCTGGCGCGGC